CACGATCTCAAGGCTTTCGACGAAATCTCCGCTTTCTCTGAATCGCAATACCGATTCTTGATTGGGTGGGCACGTTCTACGAAAAAGAATCAAAGGGTCAGGGTGATGGCATGTGGCAACCCTCCAATGAATACTGACGGTGAATGGGTGATAAGGCGTTGGGGGGCATGGCTTGACCCACAGCATCGGAATCCAGCAAAGCATGGCGAATTGCGCTGGTATGCCGTGATTGACGGAGACGACGTTGAACGTGAAGATGGACAGCCGTTTGAGTGGAAGGGAGAGACGATTCAACCCAGAAGCCGAACCTTCATCCCGGCTCGGCTCTCTGATAATCCCTATCTTGTGAATACAGATTACGAGGCAACGCTTCAGGGCTTGCCCGAACCCTTGCGATCTCAACTGCTGTATGGAGATTTTAACATCTCAGTTGAGGACAATCCCTATCAAGTCATCCCTACCGAATGGATACGGCAGGCACAACGGCTTTGGGAAACATCGGAGAAGCCCGATATACCGTTATCGACTCTAGGGTGTGACGTGGCGCGCGGCGGAAAAGACCAGACCATCCTATCTAAGCGATATGGGCATTGGTATGCGCCACTCATCAAGATTCCTGGTAGTCAGTCAAAAGACGGAAATGCCGTTGCGACATTCATCAAGGGGGCACTGGAAGAAAAAGAGCAAGATACTACTATCATCATCGACATCATCGGAGTAGGTGCGTCCCCTTACGATATTCTCGTGTCTAATGCAATGAACGTGATTGGCTACAATGCCGCAAGCAAGAGCCGTGCAACCGACAAAACGGGTAAACTCCATTTCGCCAACAAGCGGGCGGAATCATGGTGGCAGTTTCGGGAGGCATTAGATTCGTTGAATGGAGAAGGGATTGCGTTGCCGCCCGACCCTGAATTGCTCTCCGATCTTTGCGCGCCTCGCTGGAAGCTGACCGCGCGGGGCATTCAGGTTGAGTCAAAAGATGAGATTATCAAGAGACTTGGCAGGTCGCCAGACTGCGGTGATGCCGTTGTCATGGCAAAAGAGAATCAGGATATTTCAAAATATCTAGTCTTTTTGTAGGGGAGGATTAAATTATGCGAATCCAATGCCCGCGATGCAAAAATCGCATAAAAGTTGATGAGGCGATTGCATTGGCGGTTTTAAGGGTGGGAAGGATTGTTTGTTCATATTGCGGGGGGTTGATTGAACTCAAGACCGACGAGCAGATAAGGGAGAGAACGGACTGGAAGAAAAAGATGGTAGTGAAATAGCCCGCCCGCGTGGGCGTAACACACGCGGGCGGGCTATTTTATTCTCCGTCTCCAATCCGTTCTACTTTCGTCCGCGCCTCAAACCGCCTTGCGGCGACTCGCTTGATGGCGTGGACGATAACGGACTTATAAACGCACTCGACGCGCTCGACCTCACTGTCAAAAATGATGTAATCACCAGGCTTCAAACTGTTCTTGGGTCATTGGGTTTCTCCTCCTCCAAGAACAGTTTGAGCTTTTCGATGCACCGCCTCAACGCACGATATGATTTGTGGTCTAAGTGCGGCTGCTGACTGTACAGAATCTCAAGCCATTCCAGCGCATCCTGCGCGGCGGCTTCGAGGTTGAGGGGTTGCCCCTCAAAATCCCAAATCATTGTGTTTTCTCCTTTCCCCGACTTCTATCCCGCGGCGCTTACCTTGCGCGGGTGAAATTTAGAGGGGGCGAGTGAGTGGTATTAGCCGACTGCGGTTGGCATAATGCCTCTCTCCGCCCTCCTCGATTGCGACAGGGGGGAGAGATGGAATGACAAGGCACACACGATACGAGTATTCGCTTGTATCATTAGAACAAGCGAAAACCCTCTCCACCGCTGGGTCCTTGGCCTCCTCAACCCAAGAGGCGGGGACCTCGTACACCGAAAAATCCTGCCCCGCGTCGTGGGAGTTGTGGGCACAGGTGTCAGAACGACACCACACCGTGTACTCATCGCGTACAAACGTGCCACCGTTCCCAACGATGGCCTCATGGGCCTCGTGGGTTGGGGCATCGAGTTTGATCTCTACCACACCCGTGGCTTCCTGTGCCGCCTGAATCGCGGCCTGGATTGCGGTTGCTATCATGTTTCTCCTCCGCACCCCGTTCGGGTCGGTGCCACCCATGAATTTGCCCGATATTGTACCCCTTGGGTCCGGGGATTCCATACTGGTTCGATTAGATGAGCGAATCTGCGAATCTGCGAATAGGGAATAATTCACTCGCAAATTCGCCCATTCGCAAATTCGTCACTCGCAAATTCGCTTATTCGGCGACGAAGCGCATCAGGTCGGCGATGCGCTGGCAATACGGATATCGGCTGGCGATTGCGCCTGCGCCCCCGGTCGCGTAGTTGTTGCGCGACCAGTCATCCCCATCCCTCCCGTTATTGCGGATGGTCCATAGGGCAACCTCGCCCTCGATTAGATACTCTGTGCCCCCGCCGTAGGGGTCGAAACCGCGCCCGATGATGATGCGCTCCCCACGGGGTTCGCATTCGCGGGGGGTTTCGTGCGGGGTTTGCGCGAAAAACTGTTCGATTTCGGCTTTGGCGGCCTTGATCTCTACCGCTCGCTCTTTGCTACGAGCGAGCTCAGCCTTCCGTTCCTCGCCGTAATAGCCGAGTTCGGTGAGGAGGGTTTCGCTTATCTTGACCTCCTGCCCATCGGGTCCGCGTAGAATCCAGGGGAATACAAAGTCTCCCTCACTGGAGTCGGGCAGGTTGTAAAGATGTGCCTGCCCGGCGGAGATGTAGCGACTCTCTTTTTTCCACACGAACCCCTTGGTTCGGAGGAATACGTTTTTTGCGTCTTTTTCGGCTTCGCTCCTCACGTTCTCCGCCTCCCGCTCGACGGCGCAATCGACTACGATTGTCCCGTCCAGGTTCTCACCGAGCTTGAGAACTGCCTTCCGCTCCTGCTCGGTCAGGGCGGAAAATTTCTTGTTGGCGACCGCTTCTGATACGCCAGCGAGAGCGATTAAGTCTCGCGTAACGTAGGGCTTTGTACTGGGATCAACGGTACAGTAGCCGCCGAAGATGATGACGGGAATTGTTGCGCTCTTCCCGTCAGTTTTCGTGACCTTGCAAGTGATTCCTCTCTGGTTCATTTTAAGTCTCCTTTGTGTCCGGGACTTGGGACCCGGTTCCCAGGCTTCTCACCTTGAAAGTCCTTAACCCCGGCACTGTCACTGCTGGGTCCCCTCGATTAGGGCCGTGCGAGGATGAACAGTTCGCGCGCGCCCCTTGCGCGATTCTCAATCCACCATTGAGCATCGCGCCCTTCCACCCATGCCAGCATCCGAGAGATTTCCTGTTCCTGCTGGGGTGTGGGATGGTTTCCCGCATTGGCTGCTTTATCAGCCGCCCGTGCGGCGTGGGCGTACATCTCATCCATCATCCTCTGGCGGATTTTCGTTGCCCACGCGATTTGTTTCTCAGTTCCGCCGGCCATCGGCGGTGGGTCAAATATTTGCTCAAACATTTCAAATCTCCTTTTGCCCTTTCGGGCGATTCGGGGCTTGCGATGCGCTTCCCCTTGTTGCGGATATTATAACATATCACCTTGAGACTTGTCAAGTAAAAATACATTGTTTAACAAAATAATTCGTCTTTTTTTGATTCTTCTTGACAAGTCCCTGATTTTATTGTATTTTATATGGACTAAACATCAGAAAAATCGTATAGTGTGAAAAGAGGCTCACCTGATCGATCAGCCTTGAGGTGAGCCTTTTTTATGAATTGCGGAATGATCCGAATTGCGGATTTCGGAATTGAGTTTTCAAAATGTCTTTCAATCTACAATTCCCCGAGAATTTAGCAATGAATCTAATCAATCCCCTTGTGGGTCCCATCATTGACCGATTGTACGCATATCGTACCAAACTGCTACTCTTGAAACAAGCGCAAGAGGCGGAATTATTCTATGCCTTGCAACAGCGGGCAGAGAAGGCAGTGCAACTCGTCAATCTAAAAGCGAAAGTTGAGCCGCCTAAAATTGACGCCACACAAGAGGAATTGGAACAGAGTTACGGGGCGGGGGTATGGATTTATGCGGCGATCAATGTCATTGCCGAAAAGTCTGCATCCATCCCCTGGAGGGTCGTTGACCGAAACAGGGAGGATATACCCTCTCCGTTGCCAATCCGTCCCAATCCCCTGATGAGTTGGAATCACCTCCGCCAGTGTCTACAAATCTCATTGGACACGACGGGTAATGGGTTCATTTTCTGGGATAATGAGTCTAATCAGTTTTGGCTATTGCGAACCTCACGGGTACGGATTGTGCCGGGGCCCGACGGGCGATCAATTCTCGGCTATGCCTATAAAAGTGAGGCAGCGTTCAAGCCAGCGCAGACGGTTCAAGGACGGCTGTGGACCTTACGACAAGATGAGGCGATGTACATCTCTCGTAAGGAATTTGACGAGCATATTCACAAGACGAAGGCATGGTTGACGAGAGGAGATGTCAGTGAAAAAATGTCGATCGCGGGCGGAGAAGCGTGGCTACCGATTGAGCCAGAGAATATGATTCACGTCCGCTATGCTCACTCCTACAATAGCTGGTACGGCATGTCTCCGCTTCAACCCCTCCTGATCTCTTTCATCACCGAGATGCACGCCCGAAAGTGGAATCAACTCTTTTTTGAGAATGGCGCGTTGCCCCCTGGCGTATTGGTGTTCCCCGAAACCTTGCAACCCGCGCAATATAAAGCGATTTCCGAGCAGTTCAAAGAAAAGCATCAAGGCATTAAAAATGCGTGGATGCCGTTTATCGCGCAGGGCGGCGCAACCTTTACCCCATTCCCCAATCAGCACAAAGATTTAGACTTTTTGAACCTACTCCGCTGGACCCGCGATGAGACCCTTGCCGTGCTAAATGTTCCGCCCGCGATGGTCATGGCGTTTGCTGGAATGGATGGCTCGACCCGCTCTCTGGGAATCGCCGAGCAACGCCAAATCTTCTGGAAAGATACTATCATTCCAAAAGAAGAAAATAAAGTTGAACAATTTACGATAGACCTTGAATCCCTGCTTGGCGCAGGAAATTCAATCATCATTGACACCAGCACGATTGAAGAATTACAGCCGAACTGGACAGAGCTAGCAAAAGCGGGTAAGGATTTGATTATCTCTGGGATGTCAGTGCAAGAGGTGAGAGAGAAAGTTTACGGATTAACCGATCTCCCAAAAGACCCAATTTATTTGCCGATGGGACTTGCGCCAGTTGACCTGGCGAACCCCGTTTCGGTTCAATCCTATTACCTCTACCAGCGACCTATGCAACCGATTGAAGCGGGCTATGCGTCTTACCCATACGCGCAACAGATAGCGAGCCATCGCAAAGAACTTCCGTCAGCCGATGAAGCTGAAACGGAGGCAGACTGATCGGCTTCTTCTTTCAGAAAGACGCCTTCGAACGGCGCTGTGGGAGGTCGTTGATAAGCGGTTTACGAAGGTTGAGAACCGCTTGTTTGACTGGCTCGTTGGCTTATTCACAACACAAGAGGAACGGTACATTGACGCAATCAAAATCGAGTATGTAAAGACTGGAGAGACGAAGAATTGCGGATTGCGGATTGCGGATTGCGGATTGGAAGAGACATCTTCAATTCCGAAATCATCAATCCGAAATCCGCAATTCGGATCATTCCGCAATTCCCTAACGAAGGAACCCGTCGAAGTCTTAAATGGCATCAACAAACAGCAGGCGTTGGAATGGCATATCTGGAAAGACGCAGCCTTTCTTGAGTTTACGGAGTTGGTCGATGACGCTGGCAAGTTTGGACTCAAACGGGCAAAGATTCAAGGAGCATGGGATGTCTTAAATCCACAGGTGTTACTGTTCCTCGACGAAAAGGTTTTCAACTTCGCCAATGGCTTGACCGATTCGATTGGCGATGCGCTGCGTGAAACCCTGAGAGAAGCTATCCGAAACGGTGAATCCATTGAGCAGATGACCGAGCGGATTCAGAAAGTCTTTCAGGGGACGGTGCGCGGCGATGCCCCTCGAGCCCGCATAATCGCCAGAACCGAAGCGACGGGGATTGTGAATGGCGGGCAACGGTTGGCATATCAGCAGAATGCCGATATTGTGGAAGGAGTTGAATGGCTGTCAAGCAAGGATGCCCGCGTCCGACCTTCCCATCAGGCGGCCGACGGACAGCAGGTTCTACTCAATAAGCCATTTACGGTTGGGGGGGCGTTGCTCAGGTTTCCTGGTGACCCACAAGGGCCGGCGCGGGAAGTGGTGAATTGCCGTTGCACAATCCTAAGTATTTTGAAAAAGGTGTCATCGTGAAAGATAACAAACCCTCTCATAATCGTCCAATGCCAAAGCCGAAGCCCAAGCCGAAACCTAAGCCTCCCAAGAAAAAGGAGTCACATAATGCAAATTGACGAAAAGACACGTAATCTCATCCGCTCCATGATTCTCGGTGGGATTCAGATTGAAGCGGCGGAACGGAATACTCTCATTGAGAAAGCCATTGAGCAGGGGTTCTACCGACGCAAGACCAGCCTGGCAATCAAATCCGTTGACCTCGACACCCATCGAATCGACTTCATTGTGACAACGGACACGGTAGACCGAGACGATGAGCGAGTGATGCCCAGATCTTTTGAAAAGGATTTCAAGTTATATCAGGAGAACCCTGTCGTTTTGTGGGCTCATAAGCACGATGTCCCAGCAGTGGCTCGGATGGTTGATTTCAAGTTTACCGACAAGGATTTCTCAGTCACCGATCAGTTCGCCGTTGACACCACGCCACTGGCGACTGAACTCTGGAAACTCTACTCCGCAGACCCCCCTTATATGCGAGCCGTGAGTGTAGGCTTTATCCCTGTCGATTGGACATTCGACGAAAAGGATAAACTGCCAGGTCAACAGGGACGGACATTTCTGGAGAATGAGATGATTGAGCACTCGCTTGTCAATGTCGGCTCTAACCGCTTTGCGCTTTCCAAAGCCTACCAAACCGAGAAAGACCCGACACTGAAAGCGGTGCTTGAGGCATTGATTGAGCAACCTTCAGCCCACCCATGCGGGCATCGGGTGCTATATGATGGGGATGGGAAGATTGTTGATTGCCCGCTCTGTGAGGGGGAATTAGGAAGAATTGCGGACGTCTCGATTGCGGATTTCGGATTGCGGATTTCGGAATTGAAGAATTTAAGAGACTCTTATCCTCTTCAATCTGCAATCCGCAATCCGCAATCTGCAATTCCCCAAGGGCTGATAAGCCAAGAGCGGATTGAAGTGACTGGCGAGAAGCCCTATCCTAATGAACACGCCTGCCGACTGCGCTCCCCTTCCGATTTTGAGAAGGATTCTTTTGTTCGCACCAAACGGCAACACGAAGGAAAAGGCTATTCAGTGATTATGGGTAAGTTAAAGGGTAAAACAACCTTGACTCAACAGGCTTTCCGCTATCCGAAATCAGACTGGACAGCGAAAGCGGCGAAATCTCATTGTACCGATCACAAGGGGATTCTATTTGAGCCCGCTTCAAAGGATATGGAGGTGCTCACTCAAGCGGAGATAAAAGCCATAAATGAGAGCGACTCTGAAGGCGTCTTTCTGAAAGAAGAAGCCGAAAAGATGTACGGGCGGTTCACCATTCCCGGCACCTATGAGCGAACCCATCGGGACATCCATAAAGCTGTGGAAGATTACAAAAAAGAATTGATTGGACGTGAATGGCATTATATCGTCATCATCGGCACAACGGATACATGGGTTATCTGTTACGACGAAGATGCGGACGTATTCTATCAGCTTGACTGGATGCGTGATGCGAATGGCATGGTAGTATTCTCAAATCCCCGTCAAATCGAAATGACAATTGGGGATGAGGCGGTGCAACTGTCCATTGATGACGTAATTCCTAAAGCGGCTGTCATCATAGAAGATGAACTGATTGCGTCAGTCAGAAATATCATGCGTGAAATCAATGCCATTGAGCCGATCGTAAGCCCACAAACGGAAGGAGACTTAGAGCAAAGGCTCTCAACAATCATTCAGACTTTAACACATTAGGGAGGGGAAGGGGAATTGCGGAATTATGAAGAATTGCGGAATTCGGAATTGAAGATGTCTCTTCCAATCCGCAATCCGCAATCCGAAATTCCTTATGATGGTGGTCATCATAGGAGAGAAAACATGCCTCCAGCAGCAACAGTAATAACCGCGCCTGCCTATGTCACAGTTGAGCAATTCAAATCCGTTGAGCAAACTATACTTGAGCTTGCCAACGCGATGAAAATGCTTAATGGTACACTAAAGACGGTAGGCGAGCGACAGGAAGCGGCAGAAAAACAACTCGCCGATGCAACCCGAATTAACGAGGAAAAGAAATCACTGGCACGGAATATGCCGATCTTTGGCGTTGAGTCCGTACCGGGCGACTTCTTATTCAAAGAAATCACGGCGTCAACCCCGGCACCGATTGCGAAGGCGATCATAGAAAAGGTTATCGGCTCTCCGACTCAGGATGAGCGGATAAAGGAATTTCAGGAGAAGTCGGATACCATCAAGATTCTGTGCGGCTATCTCGGAAAGCAACCGCACGAATTAAAGATGTATAAAGAATATGAGGCCTGGTGCGAAAAGACAGGGCTTGGGAAGGTTTTGTCTGTTATAGACTCCCCGGCGAACTTCATCGCTAACGGATGGTCAGCAGAAATAGCGACCTACTACCAGCAAGAATTGATGATTGCCACCCTGTTTGGTGCACCTTTTGAGATGCCGAACGATCCCTTCCGATACGACTTTCTCGGAACAGGATTCACAAGCTATTTGCGCGGCGAACCGACAACCGATCCCGCCTCTAAATATCGTTCATCTCAACCCACCCAGGATGTCATTACGCTAACGACCAAAGAATTGGCCGGGCGGATGCTATTAACTCGGAAAATGACAGAGGACGCGCTTGCTGCGTATGTCCCTAAACTCCGAACCGAGTTGATTCCACGCGGTATGGCAGAGGGTATGGAAAATGGGCTTCTCAACGGAGATGATAGTGCGACTCATTTTGATACCGTTGTCACGGATGCCGACGACGTCCGCAAGGCATGGCCAGGGATTCGCAAAATCGCAGATCGGGAATCCGCAACGTATGATGTGCAAACTGGCAGTACGGCTTATGCCTATAACGACTTCGGGGAAGTCCTCTTAAAGGCCGGCAAATTTGGTGTAAAAGTCAATGAAGGCGCGTGGATTTCCAGCAACGTTGCCTACATCAAGTCAACGGTTTTCGATGAAGTCAAAACGGCAGAAAAAATCAGTTTGCCAACCAACATCAACGGCGTTGTGAATGTGTGGTTGGGCCGTCCTGTCATTGTTTCGCCACAGTATTCTGCGACACTTGCCGCTGCAACGGGCAAAGACGCGGGAACGGGTACTACCACCGGCTTCGCTTATGTCAATCATCGACAATTCATGATGGGATTCCGACGCGAAGACATCATCGAACAAGATCGAGACATCACGACGGGGATGGATACGATTGTTATTTCAACCCGTAAAGCCTTCCAGCAGATGCTCCCCACGGGGAACACGACTTGCGCAACAGGCTTTAACGTGCCAACGTAGGACGCTTGGGGAATTTCGGATTAAAAAACATTTCGGATTTCGGAATTGAAGAACGTTTCTTCCAATCCGCAATCTGCAATCATCAATCCGCAATTCTTCATAATTCCCCAACACTCATTAAAAAAGGAGGACACTTCAATGCCTACTATTGTTAAATCCGCAAGCGGACTCGAATTTCGGCTCTCTGTCCCGGTTCCCGTGAGCGGCGGGACGGCCGTTCCTGCGACTGGTACGAACCGATATGTAATTACAAGATTAGATCGACGTATTCGATTTCGTGAGTTCGGCGTTGTTGCACAACAGACTGTTACCTCTGGGCACCCAGCTACGAATTACATGGTAGCAAAGCTCTATAATTTCACGAAATCCACCCAGATTGCGCAGGGGACGGTTGTTGGGAAAGGGGCAAGCCCTGGGACCATCAGCCTTAACCGAGCGGTGTATAGCCAGCTCGCCACCCTCAATAAATTCAAGGCGGGCTATGCTGTGGGCTCTGCGCAGGATGTAATTTCGGTTCATTTTACCGCAACCGTCACGCTCAATCGGGGCTTGACCCGCCCGATAGTCGTTTTGCTTGGCGATTACATTGACTAAAGGAGGAAAAGAATTGCAGATTGCAGATTGCAGATTGCGGAACCTTGAAGAATTGCGGAATGCGGATTGCGGAATTTAATCCGAAATCCGAAATCCGAAATTCCCCAAGGTCCGAAATCCGCATTCCGCAATTCGGATCAATTCTTCTATCATGGGTGCGACATTACAAGCATCATTCAATCAGGCAAAAAGAGCCGAGCCTATATGCGGGCAAGGTGTTTATCTGTCCGATTTCGTCGATGATCTCCGCAAGAAGTTCGGTGCCGGTGGAACCCTCCACCGGCATGATGGGATTTCGGGGGATGGGGGGACGGTACTATATTCTACGCTTGCCACTCCTCCGACGGGTATGACGGGGGGAACCACCCATAACAAGACGGCTCATCGAAAGATAGCGGGGCGGGTAAGGCAGCTTCCGCTCTCCTTATGGAAGATGGCAAGCGGGACCGTACTCGGTGCCGTTTCCAGTGTGACCCTCCCCTACTTTTCAACAGCATCGGGTGTTCATAAAATCACCTGGCCTGCGACGGCAACTATCAAGCTATTACAAGAATTGGTTATTCCAGACAACTATAGCACTACCGTCAAAACCCAGAATCTTGCCATCTTTGCGCGTGCGAAAGCGGCATCGACGACAGTAACGTTCAAGGGTTCATTTCGTCACGTTCAAACCGCAGTGGCAATCCCAGCGGCGAAGGCACTATCAACCAAGATTCTGACTGCGGGCGCAACTGCTCCCCGTAAGTTCACGAATGTCATGACCTACGCGACCTTCGCCAAGGTAGACGTTGTAGCCATCCAGATTTATCCAACTGGCAATAGTGCAGGGGCGGACACCGAGCTATTCGCCTCCATGTTTGAGTACACGGCGGAGGAGTAGATTATGTCAGCAACGCTTTCATTGGCTACTGCCTTATTATCCTCTCAAGAGAACCTGAATATTCTCAGGCTCAATGCAACCCAATTCATCATCCCAACCCTGATCAATACAACCCTGGTCACGGCGAACAAACAGTACACGGCGACTATCCCTGCGAAAACTCGCCGTTTCTTCTTCCAATGCCGTCCGAAATCAACGGGTTTGCAATACAATATCCGCTATGCTTTTCAGGCGAATAAGGTGGCAACCCCAACCAACCCTTACACAACCCTCATTTCTGGACAGATTTTCGATGTGGACGGTTTCAAACTAAAGTCGAATGCAACCGTTTACTTCGCGACGCCCGGCACCAATGTGATCGTAGAAATTGCGGCATGGATTTAGCGAAGGCGTCTTGCTGAAAGAAGAAGCCGTATGCACTTTAACCCATTCGGAACCAAACATCAGAAAAATAAGGGGGATTGGTTCAATCTGACCCATATCCCAGATTGCAAGTTATGGCTAGATGCTTCGCCAAGTCCCGCAAATGTGAGTAATGTCAAAAGCGGTAACGCGGCGCAGTTCATAGCGGCAAACAGCGAGTATTTGTCCGTTGCGGATAACGCCGCGCTCTCAATGGGGGATGTGGATTTTACGCTTGCGGGGTGGGTGTATTTTGATACATTACCCGCAATCGGCAGTCATTTTGGACTTATAGGTAAATGGGAAAGCGTAGTTAGTAAAAGAGAGTATTTGATTTTTGTTAATAATTCTGCCGGGGTGACGACATTTAGATTTCAGGTTCGCAATACCCTAGATACAGCAACTTCCGAGGTCGCCGCGACAACTTTTGGCGCGGTCTCTGTAGGGGCTTGGTATTTTGTTACTGCGTATCATAATACTGCAGCCGACCTTATTGGTATAAGTGTTAATGATGGCGCATTTAATACAGCAGCAAATACTGGCGGAGTTCAAGACGGAACAGCAGACTTTGAAATCGGAAGGTATAATATCGCCAATTATTTCAACGGGAGAGCGCACGATGTCATTATCGCTAAACAAATCTACACCGCCGCCGAAATAACTTTTCTTTATAATGACAACAATGGCAGGCGATTTGAGGACTTGGGACTTGCGGGAACAGACGGTGCAAACATCAATGCCGCAAGCGGAGGCGTTGCCTACTTCAAACTTGGCGAGGAAAGTGGAACAAGAGCGGATAGTTGGGGGGCAAATACCCTCACCGACAACAACACGGTAACCCAGAATGATGGTGTGTCCTTAAAAGACGCAGTGAATAACGATTCTGTTCGGCAATGGACGGATTTGAGCGGGAATGGATTTAATGCGACTCAAACTGGAAATGTAACGACTAAATCGAAGTTTATCACAGGGGTTCAAAACGGAAAACCGTCTATTCGCACGGATGGTGTCAATGACTATCTCGCCTTTGCGACCCCATTCTCTTACTCCGATTTTACCTATTTTTGCGCTTTCATTAGAAGAACGGATACAGGTGCAGTTGAAATTCTGTTTGATAATCGGGATTCGGCGGCGGACGGTTTTTCTTTTCAGATTGACGCGAATGATAAGTTATCAGTGATTTACAATGCAATCACGGTAACGGGAGCTACGAGCATAGCAACCGCGACCGCCTATGTTCTCGGGGTAGTGGCTGACGGAACGAACATCACGATTTATCTAAATGGGGTTCAGGACGGACAAGCGGCTCAAAGCGGTTCAATCAGCATAACAACGAATGCGGTGATAGGCGCGAGAAACTTTACATCGCAGACCAGTTTTGTTGCGGCGGATTACCTGGAACAATCATTGCATAATCGCGGGATGAATGCGGGGGAGCTGGCAAGGGCTACACGATATTTAGGGAGAAGATGGGGGATAGCCGTTTCATAAAATTATGCCACTTAAAAACACACAACTACAAGACTCCTGCGACGCTCTGCTTAATGACATCTATCAGCAAGTATTGACTTTGCAGGAGGGGTATAAAACTGAAGATGTAACAGAAAATTTAGGGACCGACGATGCTAGAAAGCCCATCACAAGAACCTACAAGCGCGACAAGTATTTCCAGCTTCTTGAGACGCACTCGGTAATACCAGCGGACGGAATAACAGTTGCAGAAGATGTGGGCGATAAAACGCCAACAGATCAGAGCGAAACTTATACCGACTTTGGGCTTGTCCTGCCCACTAAAATGCCTATGTCCATCAGCGTGTCGCCTTATCAAAGCCCGATTGGCTGTGGGTTTGAATTGCGGGCACGGGTTATTGATGCGGAAGTTGAATACCAAAAAGTATTGAACTATGGAAATGAGACTGAGCGAGAACAAAATTGGACGGCTATTCAGGGGTAAGCGAATCTTGATTGTTGGCGACATCATGCTCGATCAGTACCTTGAGGGAAAGATTGAGCGGATGTCACCAGAGGCACCCGTCCCCATACTCGATGTGCACCAGATTCGCAATCAATTGGGTGGTGCGGCGAACGTCGCGGCGAATGTTGCGTCATTGGGAGCGCAGGCTTTTTTGATGGGGCATGTCGGCGAGGATATGCCGGGGCAAATCGTTAGGAATCTATTGACATTGCATCGGGTAGCCTTTATTCCCTTGTCCATCCCAGATCGCCAAACAACCCTCAAGACCCGCCTTGTCTCAGGGCATCAGCAGATGATTCGCTTCGATCAAGAGACAAAGACACAAATCCATGAAATTGAAAAAGCGATGGAATTGGCATTGCGGCGGTTGACCTTCAATGGCATTATCCTCTCGGATTATGACAAAGGGGTTTTGACACCCGATTCAATTGCATTCTTCCGAGAGATTGAGAAGAATTGCGGAATGCGGAATGCGGATTGCGGAATTA